GTGTTGAACCCGATAGGAAGAGCAATAGCCAAGGAACGTCTTAGGCGTACTGCTATCGATCATCGAATCGGCATGATGATGCTGGTTGAAGGTGAATATGCGGCTTCCGAGGCCATAGCCATGTCGTTCATCATTCATGCACTGTTAGCCTGTTTTGAAGACATGAAGGAAACCGACTCGGTGGACTACAGGATGTTGAAATCGGGGTCAAAGGTGCTTGAAGACCTATCGAAAAGAGGTTTTGCTTGGCGTAAGGCTGATGCAGTGACCTTAGACAATGCAATGGAAATATGCGTTAAACGCTGGGCAGGGATTGATCCTGAACTGTTGCAAAAACACATCAACTGGATGGAAAAGGCAGAGACTGAAATACAAAAAGAGGTGCAGGGTTGAATCAGGTTTTCATTGGCATCGATCCAGGCGCGGTCAGTGGAGCTATCGCCGCTATTGGCTGGAATGGTGATCCGATAGGGTCATACATGATCGAGCATAAAGACAAGCACATCATGGCAATGGCTTTTAAAAGCAGGGTGATGGGATTTGTTGAACCTGGGCAGGATGCCCAAATCTGCATCGAGCAGGTCTATTCGATGCCTGGGCAGGGTGTAGCGTCAACCTTCGCGTTTGGACGCGCTGTAGGGGCCATAAATGCAGTTTGCGAACTATCCCGATACCCGGTTCATTTTGTGAGGCCGCAAGTATGGAAAAAGCATTTTCAGATAAGCGCAGATAAGGATGAGGCGTTAGATTTAGCCAGAATGCTATTCCCTAGGCATGGGTTAAAGCTTAAAAAGGACATTAATCGGGCTGAAGCCTTACTGATAGCTTACTATTTGAGAGATCAATTTGTCAAAAAGTAACATCAAACACGCAACATTCAAGCTCACGCCAGAAGAGGCATTGATCTTGCGGATCATTAGCCCAGGGCAGACTCTAAGAGGCGGGTTAGATGTGGCTATTGCCTGGGCGAGGCATTTTTACCAGTTAGGGTTAAGGCATGATGACCCGCTCGAACCCGTGGGCTTGGCAGTGCAAGCCCCAGGGCAAGATCCGCAAAGGTGGGACGACTACCATAATGGGCAGGATTGAGGCGGTTAACTGTCAAAAAAGGGTCTAAAACGGGCTGAAACGGGTTTTAACGGGCTTTTTTGGGTCGGTTAAGGGTTTGCATAGTGGGCAATAAAAAACCCGCCTAAGCGGGTTCTAGTGGATGTAATGTTTTGTTATTTTTTGCTGGTGATGATTTTTAGGATTAGCCCGACGATGGCATAAATCAATTTAATCCCCTAGATCAATGTCAATTTCATCGCCTAGTTTGCTGGCAACGTAGCAACGCATCGCGGCGATCAGGGGTTTCCGGCCTAAGCAAAAGACACCATCGGCATCCCTCAAAGCCTCCCAACAAAAATCGCCCCTACGCACAATCTGAATTCCCTCCCTCTCAATGATCGGCCCACCTTGCGCCCAGTCGGTTGAATATCGCGCAAGCGGTCTGCCTTGTTGCCCCGCGTAGAAACCACCGTCCGGCCTAATGTGCCCCTCACTTTTCGCCACCGCCCAGTCAAGGGCAGCGCCCGTCAGTTCTGATGTTTTCATGTTTTCACCTTTCACATTGGCGCGGGTTCATACCCGTTGGTTTGATTTTGTGGGGTTTGTGGCGTTCCTAGTGGATCGTTGGGAGGTGGATTGTGGGCGGGAAAGGGCCAATTTTTATAAGTTTTAGTGGGCATGATAGACAAACCCCCCTGAAACTTCACCAACAAAAACGCCTTGATCTTCTAAGTATTCTCGGACTATTTCCTCTTTTTCGTCCTCATCCTCAGTTTCCGATAAATCGATTCCATAATCGGATGCGATATTCTCCACTGAATCCTCATTGAAATCGCAACAGATGGCGATGACATCTAGCTCGACTTCCTGCCCGCAGGAATCGCCCAATTCCTCCAAGTATTCAAACAATACGCCCAAGCCTTCATAAGAGAAATTGTTCGGACGAATGCCGTTGAATGCATCACGGAATTCTGATTTGCTGATGGTTTGCTTCATTTTGAACGCCTATTGAGTCGGGGAAAATGCCCCCAGATGCCCACATAATGGGCCGCTAGTGGAATTTTCAATCTTGATTGATTGTGAAATGTGAATCTAGATGATCTGCAAAATAATCACCACGCCATGTGTTGCCATCGGCCATTTCGATGATGCCCTCATGCAATAAAGCGATATCAAGAATGGCAATTCTCGGGGAATTAAAGTCATCGTTTGTATCGTTATCATCCCGAAACCGAATGGCTACCATTTTTTGAGCGGGTTTGCTGCCATCGATTTTTTCAAAGGTGATAACTTGGAAAGGTTCACCACAGACACCGTTGCGGTGATATGCGGGTTTTGAGATGTTGGTTAATTTCATGCTGGACACCTATTGAGTGATGCAAAAGCGCATCGCATGACCCCCATTGGAGGCCATACGCTAGGCTTTCAGACTCCAAGGGCTAGCAAAACCCCGATAAGGGCAAAACAGGCCATTGTGCCGATGACATAGAGGGATTCGATGATTAGCTTTTTCATTGTGCGCCTATTGAGTGAATGAGTGATTAGGATAAGGGGCGCGAAGCCCCTAGGGAATAGGGATTAACCCTTAGATGGCCTCAATTGGCTTTGCATCGGTGCAAATGCACACAATGCGCTCATGTTTACCATGCCCTGGCAAGCTAGTAACGACAACATTTTTACCAGTGTGAGAGTAGCTAATCACTTTCATGGGCTTTCCATGCACATTGATAACTTGCCCGATTGTGTAGTTGCCCTTAGGAATAAATGCGAATTTCATGTGAACACCTATCAAAAAAACCCCTGGAATCTGCCAGGACAGTGATACTAATATAACGCCCAACCCAGCCATTAACCATTAGGACAAACCCTAATCAACCCATTGTCTTTTTCAATCAACCCCCCTTTATCCATAGAGACAGACTATTGTAGGTGTCAAGTATTACATGGCTAATTGAGAATGATTCTCATTTACATAACCTGCACTATATTTCATGTTTAGTCCAGGTGTGTGCAAGATATTTCATAGTCCCCCTTGGATGGTGCATCCGATACATCCTGCACTCGATCAACCCTGATTCTGTATCACTTTCAATTAGTTAGTGCTTACTGGGCGCGCTTGGGTTAGTAGGTGCTAGCAAGCGCATGGGGGGGAGGGGTAGGCGCTGAGAGAGAATTTTGTTGTAGCCTCCTCAGTTCACGAAAAGGAAAACTAGGATGTATATACGATGTGTATACGTTGGTGATTAGGAAGAAGATTGACAGACAAGTGGGATATCACCCGTGGAGGGTTGATCATCAAAAGATGAGAGCCTCTTGTTTATTCCTGTTTGTGCAGGAGAGCGTTAGCTCCTTGACTACAAGTGAGTGTCTATTTCACTTGCCTTGACAACTTGCCCCGTTCATTTCGTCATCACTCTGGATGCTGATTACTAGAAGCCATCAAGTTCGTCTGTTTATCCCCATTTGTCGGCTCAACAGCAGGGAGGGGTGGGTTATGCCCCCATGACTACAGTTTACAGGGTTTTCACCAATTGACAACTGTGTTATCCTAAATCAACTTCCTTTTTGGGTAAAAGTATGAAGAACATTACAGACATCTTGAAGACAGAAAAAAAGAAACCTGGGCGGCCCAAAGGTTCTACCAAACTCAACATCCAGAGGTATGCAGACAACCCTGGCCTTGCGTTGCCTAAGACTGAACACCAGAAGCTCCAAGAACTCAAGTCTTTACTGATTAACAGTGCTGGAGCCAATGTGCTGAACAAAGCCATTGAAATCGCCATGAACGACGAACACCCGTCCCAAGGCGCAATGATCAAGTTGTGTATGGACAGGATGTTGCCAGTCTCCATGTTTGAAAAAGAAAAGAACGCTCGTTCTGCTATCCAAATCAACATCACTGGTATCGGTGAAGTACAAACTGTGGATAACATTGATGTGACGGATGTGGAGCCTAAGAATGTCTAACCTGAACTTCCAACTGCTCCCCTGGCAACAAGAAGTCTATAAAGACCCAACCCGATTCAAAGTCATTGCTGCTGGTCGCAGGTGCGGAAAGTCCCGTCTTGCCGCCACAAGTTTGCTGATTGAAGGCTTGAAATGCCCTGCTGGGTCTGCTGTGCTGTATGTGGCTCCTACCCAGGGTCAGGCTAGGCAGATCATTTGGCACGTTTTGATGGAGTTGGGCAGAGAAGTCATTGCCTCTAGTCATGTGAATAACATGGATATAACTCTGGTAAACGGGGCAACCATTTATGTGCGCGGGGCTGACAGACCAGATACCCTGCGTGGTGTGAGTTTGACTTATGCAGTGCTTGACGAAGTTGCAGACATCAAGCCTGAAGCATGGGAACAGGTCATCAGGGCCGCTTTGTCCGACAAAAAAGGTCGGGCATTGTTCATTGGAACTCCCAAAGGTAGGAACTGGTTCTATGACTTGTTCAAACTTGGTCAGGTTGAAGACGACAATGACTGGAAGTCTTGGCACTTC